GCCGGGGCTGCGCCCCCCAGCGCTCCCATTGTCGGGGGCACAGCCATGTCAGACTTCTGGACTGACCTGATGACCAACCAGAGTGGCTGGTGGCCTCCCAACTGGGAGAAGAAGTTGGACCCTGCTGCCAACTTCAACAAGAAGGGTCCCGACTACAAGCGTCGGGGTGACGGCAAGGGCATCTGGTTGACCAAGCCTGATGGCACGTCACAGATCCCCGATTGGTTTGTGTGCCCGTTCACTGGCAAGACTGCCCCTGAACTGGCCTCCATCGGGGCGCAGATCCGGGGCTAGTTAATGTACACTGTACATTAATCGTGGACGTTCTCACCCCCGAACAGGTAGCCGACCGCCTCGCCGCAGTCCACGGCGACGGGGCGGTCGGCGCCCCTTCCAAGACGCCTCGCCGTTGGGCAACGACAACGGCAGTCGTGGACAACCTCGTCGGCTTCATACGGAACCCGGCTGAGCGGTGGTATCTGGGCTACCCTGAGATTGACCTCGCCACCCGAGGCATCGGCAAGGGAGAAGTCCTGCTCGTAGTGGGTCGCAGCCACACGGGCAAGTCACAGGTTCTCCTGAACGGCATCGTCACCAACCTGATAAACGACCCGTCGGCGCACGTCGTGATCTTCGCCATGGATGAGCCACGCGAACTGGTCGTGATGAAACTGTTCTGCCTGCTCCAAGGCAAGTCGGCCACAGAGGTGGAAGAAGCCATCAAGGGTGGCGACAAGACTATCCTCGCAGAGTTCCGTGCCGCCGCCGCCAGCGAACTGTCTCGCGTCGCCGTGGTGGATGATTCGTTGCCGCTGTCTGCCATGACAGAAGTCATGGATGAGGCACGCGAATGGTGGGGGTGCAACCCGTCGTTTTGCATGCTGGACTACTTGGAGTTGCTTCCCGGCGGCGACTCCGACGCTACGGGTGTCACCTCCAAGGCGCAGGCGGTGAAGCGGTGGGCGAAGAGCCAACGTGTACCCATCGGGCTCGTGCATCAGGCAGGCCGTGGAGCGGGGCAGCCCGGGNACGCTGCCGGGATCCACGCTGGACGGTACGGCGGTGAACACGAAGCCATCTTCGTGCTTGAGGTGTACCGCAAGAAGGACCGCTACGACCTTTCCGACTGGGAAAAGCAGTACCACGCCAACAGTGTGAACCTCAACCTGTGCAAGAACAAGCGCACAGCACGGCTGCTGGATCAAATCTATTACTTGGATCCCGAATGCGGGCACGTCCACCCGTACTGGGAGGAACTGGTGCCGGACAGTGGATGAGATCGACTCCCAAGTCGCGTTCGACTTTGCGCTGCTGTTCCGTGGCGGCAAGGTAGCCATAGACGACCCGGCTGACAGCAAGGGCTTCCGTCCGTGGCAGACGGACAGCGGCGGCTTCGTTGCCGCCGACGGTAAAGACTTCGTAGAGATAGTCGAAGACCATCTGTTGCGTGAGCCAGCCATCGGCGTGTACCCCCTCTTCCATTTGGATGGTTTCTTCAAGGTGTACTGGGGGTGTGTCGACTGGGATGCTGGCCTACAGGAGTCGCTTGTCCATGCCCGCAACGTGTACGAGGTGCTGCGCCAACTGGGTGTTGCGTCCCATGTGGAACGGTCGCGTTCCAAGGGGTATCACCTGTGGGTATTCTTTGTTGAGGCGGTGCCAGCGATAGCGGTACGGGAGGGGCTGATCGGGGCGTGTGATGTGGTGGATGCCCCCACCAAGGAGGTAAATCCTAAACAGGTTGAACTGTCGGATCGTGGGTGGGGTAACGGGGTGCGTCTGCCCTATGGGAAGAACCGTCCGACGGGTGGGCACAACGAGACGGTCCGCCATGGGACCCGGGTTGGCACGATTCCTATTGGCGTGTTCACGAAGGAAGCCATCGCAACACGGGTCACTCCCGAAGAGTGGGAGCCTGTCAGAGCCCTATACAGCCCTCCTGAGCCCATCCAAGGGGAGGACGTGCCACCTGAGCCTGCTGGCCGTAGCGTGGCCCTGAGGGGGCTCTCAGAGGTCATCAGGAAGAACGGTCCCCGTCCCACCCCGGACAAGCCACACGGAGACAGGTCAGCGACCCTGTTCTCCCTAGCGTGCGCCATGCTCAGGGACGGCCACACCCCCCTTGCTGTCGCCAGAGAACTAGAACTGGCCGACCGAGACTGGGGTGGCAAGTACGCTAGGCGACAGGACGGACGCCAGTACCTGTGGAAGATGATCTTGGAAGCCAAGAAGCGAGCATGGGATCCGAAGAACGGAGGGTCTACACCATGACTGTGACAGTGGAGAAACAGCCAATCTATATGGGTGGCGGGTTGACTCGCGTATACTGGGTCATCCGGGATGGCGGTCGGATAGTCGGTTGGGACACAGACTATGCTGCCGCCCACCAACAGGTAGATAACATAGTGGAACAGCAAGAGCATCGGGACGGAGAATGACACCGTGAAAAGTTATTCGATGCGGGTCGACCGCCGACCCAAGGTAAAGGCACGGCCACGCCACACCAAGAAGGGGCACGTCTTCACCCCNAAGGACNCNCTCGTAGAAGAAGANCATGTGGCGCAAGCGTGGCGTGACCAAGTCGGTGAACGAATCGACGGTCCCGTCGAAGTCCTGTTAGTGTACAGTCCCACATGCACGCTGCTTACCGTGGTAGAGTCACCCCATGACGCCAAGACCCTCAGGGGTGATCTCGACAACTATGTCAAGTTGTCCCTTGATGCCCTCACGGGTGTGGCGTGGGAAGACGACATCCAAGTAGTTCGCATAATGGCGGTGAAGGTAGATGAGCGAAAAGACTGACGGCACCAAGTACGAGAACTTCGCAACCAAGTCATGGCAGACACGCTTTGACAAGATGGGTGACGACTCCGAAGCGGCGTTTGAGCGCAACAGCGGGGGATGGATCAGGTATGGCCTGAACCGTCCACCGTTCCCCGTCGGCAGGCTGCCCCTGTCCGTGCGGTACACCCCCGACTACATCTGGGAGGGGCACCACTTCGTGGAGGTGCAGGGCTGCTCACCCCGCAAAGGCGTCAAACTCAAGTGTGAAAAGTTTGTGACAATCGAAACGATCTGGCATCCACTGCTGCCAGTGTTGTACTTCTTCTGGGATTCAACCCGTGGATTCCACACGCTGGCCTCCCAAAAGAAACTGCGTGAACTCATCAAGAGTGACCAAGCAACCATTGGAACATTCAAAGACCCGGGCGGTGAAAAACCGTACTGGCAATTGAAGACGAACATGTTTGATTGGACGCCCGATGGGGACGCAACGCGAATACCCGATTGACCCCAACTGGCTCAGCGGCGACAGCGGATACAACGAAGAACGCAACTGGTTACAGGCGGCGTTACAAAACGCGGCGCCCATCCACGGACGCTACGCCACCGACACCGAACGGATGCTGTCCGAACGCCCCGACGGCATCCACGCCTCCAACACCCCCACGTTGGAAGCCATGCTGGAAATCAAGGAAATCCTCGGCGTCGCCATCGAAGCGTTGGAACCCGAAGAACGGTGGATAGCGGAACGGCTACTCATCGAACGGCTATCGTTACGCAAAGCCGGAGCGATACTAGGCTGCCCCAAAACCACCCTAGCGCGCAGACGCGACACCATACGCGGAAAGATAGTCAACGCCATCGCAGGCCACCCCGCTATACGCCAATGGCTCGGCCAGACCGAAGAGTCGCTACTCTTCTACGGCAAGACACTGTCGGATCATACCCATTAACGACGTGACCCACACCCCGAAGGCAGCCTGCGCCTCGTTCACGCCATCCATGCCAGCGTAGAACGCCGCCAACAGGCACTCCGCTTCCTGCTCGTTGAACACCAGCAGCAACCCTAGGATCCCATCAGGGGACCACTTGGCGTGGCTCCCATCCACGGTGTCGAACAGGTGCGCCGTGTTCTCCAACTCTGCAAGGATCTCCCGCTCAACCTCCGTGCCCTGAGTCAGTATAAACTCGGTCCACTTCTCGTCAAGTTCAGCGGCATCCATGCTTACGACCTTACACGGTCCCGGGCGTAAGTCTTGATGACACTCAGGGCCGCAGCAATCCCGGCAATCGCCGCCGACTTTGCCGATGCCAGTTCAGACACCATAAACACTGCCAGAAACGCTTGGGCAAACGTCCACGCTGCCCGCTCAAACATGTTACTCACTTTTTCTTCCCCTTGTTAGATCGACGCGCAACATCATGCGCGATAGCAGCAGCCTGATCCCGCTGATACCCCTCCGAAATCAGACGCCCAATGTTGGTAGAAATCGTACCCTTGTCACGACCGCGTTTCATAGGCATGTCAGTACCTTGGACGTGGCCGCTTCTTCTTCCCAACCATCGTCAATCCCAGAGAGTCTTGCGTGCCCCGGCCTTCGACTGCCCCGCAGGGGGACGGAAAATCGTACCCTGCTGGGCGCTGGTAACCAGCACCCGGCCAGCCTTCACATTCTTCGGAGTTGAACCATCCCTCATCGTGTCCTACTTCCCAAACGGTCGGCCACCGCTGTTGGCGTTGCCGAGATTGGTGGAACGCAAATACGACGCAGCCCTCTTAGCCATCTGCGACATGTCCCACATGTTGAACGAAGACGTGGAATCGTACAACTGCTTGTCCTGCGAACCGAACGTTTCCTGAAACGTCCCGTAACCTTTGCCCTTTGGCATCGTGTTTCCTTTACTGTGTAAACAGGGCAGAAAACGTGTGAACGTCCACCACCCCTGTTGCCTTCAGAAATCCCTGCGACCTCTGAAACTCCTTGACCGCGGCAGCGGTTCGCCTCCCGAACACGCCATCAGCATACCCCGGCTTGAACCCCCGATCTATCAGACGGCGCTGAACGAGGCGCACGGCGTCCCCCTTGCGTCGCCGCGGCCAACGCCCCAAGGGCGATGCGGCTACCTGCCTTCTCAGATCCTGAAAGTAGGCGATGATCCCAGCCCAGTCAGCGTTCGACTGATTCTCTGCCGCCGACATCCCGGCCTCAACCCAATCCCCCAACCAATCCCCCGGGCAGGTTGTAGACCCCTTACGCCGATGCGTGGACAGCCACAAATGATCCCCGAACTGTCGATGAGCCTCGTTGACTACAGTCTGGAACGACTCAAGAACCTTCGCTCTAGGCTTCTCATCGCCATGTCCCGTGTAGCAGACGGAGATGGACTTGGCGTTCCACCCTCGGGTAGCACCCCCACGCGCTTCCCATCCCCGTCCCTCATACACAGTCCCCGTTTCATCGATCAGAAAATTGTATGCGATCCCGTCCCACCCCTTACGCAGATGGTGGCCCTCAAAGGCCACCACCGCAGCAGAACCCAACGGGCCATCCTTCACCGCCGAATGGTGAACGACGACGCCCTTCACCCGGGCCGGACGCAACGGCGTGAACGTGCCGCTACGGGTCGCCGGGGGGTGTGCCCCCCACTCATGTCGGGAAATGAACTGCATACTAGAAAGCCCCGCGTGTCCCGCGATCTTTGTACATTGTACAGTCCTACCTCTGAGGTATTTCCAACGAACGGCGGTCATCGCGGGTCATCTCCCGCTCCACCCGGCGACGCACCCGCTCATTGCGCTGCTCCCTCGGGGTGTTCAACCTGAGGCTCACACCGCCGAACATCGACATCACCGACTGGATCCAACGAGACTGCGTCTTCTCATCCTCCGGAATGACCCGNCGCAACCGCCCAATGTACGGCATCGCATTATCCAACACCGCCAAACGGTTGTCATACATCATCCACTCGCCACGACTGTTCTTCTTCGCCCACCCCAAAGTCTGAGCAGCCTGCATCAGCCCGGGGATAGACCGCCACGCCACAGGCACAGGCACATACTCTTCCCTGAACGGAATCCCCTCAAAGACACGCTT